CTCTACATTTCTTTCTTGGTACTTTCCCCGTGGTTGGCATATGGCTTACCTCCATGGGAATCTGCACTATGGCTTTCAACCTTAATGGTTTTAACTTTAACCAGTCCATAGTTGATGTTAATGGGAAAGTAATTCCTACTTGGGCTGATGTAGTCAACCGAGCTAACCTCGGTTTTGAAGTTATGCACGAGCGTAATGCTCATAACTTCCCACTCGACCTAGCTAACGCTGAGTCTTCACAAATTGCACTAACAGCACCAGAAATTGCTTGAAAAAATTTTTATATATTTAACATTTATAACTAATTTATTTATTTGCTCAGGCGTTATACGCCACTGGAATAATATGCCACACCAAAATTCAACAATGAAAGCTGGAGTAAGTTCTTACATTGAACCACCAGAAACAAAAGAAGAAGAGTACAAATCATTAGAGGAAGCTCTTACGGGTGAAAAATACCCAGAACCAAAAGGAGACCCATCTTATTAATATGGCTGAAAACGTAAGACGCTGGAAAGAAGAAACAACAGGTAGAAAAGAAACACCTATTGTTGTAGAGAAACCAGCAAAGAAAACAACTAAAAAGTAAAGCTACGTCCGTTCATCCCTTCGGGGACGCATGACTCCTAAGCATGGAACGGGGCTTAGGTATATGGAGATGACACATGAAAGTTACTTTCGTATATCGTGGCGTTGCTTACACAAGAGTAATCGGTTAAGCGGTCCGGGAGGTGCAAGTCCTCCCTACTCAATTTGGCTTTTTGCCCGTACGCGGATACCAATTAGCCGTCATGACGGTGGGATAGACCACAAAACACATGAGTCCAATTAAGACTCACAACTTTTTGCGCAAGAAGATGAAGTAATATACCCTCAATTTTTAACGGAAAATGGCTCAACAGTCCACAGGGATGCAGTCGTCCGTAACTATGCCCGGTGCTAGTAATAGTGCTGGTGATAGACGTGCGTTGTATCTTAAATTATTTTCCGGGGAAATGTTCAAAGGATTCCAGCATCAAACAATAGCTAGGGATCTTATCATGAAGAGAAGTCTTACCAATGGTAAGAGTTTACAGTTCATATATACAGGTCGTACATCTGCTGAATATCATACTCCCGGAAACAGTATCCTCGGTAACTCTGATGGTACTCCTCCAGTAGCAGAGAAAACAATCACAGTTGATGATCTCTTAATCTCAAGTGCATTTATTTATGAATTAGATGAGACACTTGCTCATTACGATTTAAGATCAGAAATTTCAAGAAAGATTGGTTTTGCTCTCGCTGAAAAATATGACCGTCTTGCATTCCGTGCCGTAACTCGCGGTGCTCGTGTTGCAAGTCCTATCACTAAGACTGACTTTGTTGAACCCGGTGGTACTCAGATTCGTGTAGGTTCTACTACAAACGATTCTGACGCTTATAGCGCAACCAACCTAGTCAACGCTTTCTACGATGCAGCTGCTGCATTAGACGAGAAAGGTGTTAGCTCTGAAGGTAGAGTTGGTGTTCTTAACCCAAGACAATACTATTCACTTATTCAAAACGTAGGTTCTAACGGTCTAGTAAACCGTGATGCTCAAGGTTCTGCATTGCAGACTGGTAACGGCATCATTGAGATTGCTGGAATCAAGATCTATAAGTCTATGAATATTCCTTTCTTAGGAAAATATGGTGTTGCTTACGGTGGAACAACTGGTGAAACATCACCTTCTAACGTAGGTTCATTTGTTGGACCAACAATGGAAGATGCTGAAGATTCAGACACAGGTATAAACAACGACTACGGTGCTCAAACTAACTTCACTAAGTCATGCGGACTTATCTTCCAGAAGGAAGCCGCTGGTATGGTTGAAGCAATCGGACCACAAGTTCAAGTAACTTCTGGCGATGTTTCAGTTATCTACCAAGGTGATGTTATTCTTGGTCGCTTAGCATGTGGTGCGGATTACCTAAATCCAGCTGCATCAGTTGAATTATACGTTGGTGCTTCTGCTCCTTCTGCATTCTAAGACTATTTATACGGGAGCTTCGGCTCCCTTTTTTTTATCTATATTATGGCTATTCCTACCACAAACTCTGCTAGTGAATTACCAGCAGTAAATCAAATATTGCAGACGGTTGGTCAAGCACCTGTAACGACACTCGATCAAACCAACCCAGACGTTGCGATTGCATACGATACGCTATTACAGGTGTCAAGGGAAGTACAGTCAGAAGGCTGGACATTTAATAAAGAATTTAATTATCCGTTTACACCGGACGCTAATAAAGAAATACTTATACCATCTAATATTCTCCAAATAGATCTTGCTAAAGATGAATCAGTTAGTAGGAACTACGACGTTGTAAGAAGAAGTGGAAAGTTATACGACAGACGTGAGCATTCATCTCAGTGGGATACCGTGATGAAATGTGATGTTGTCTGGTTGTTTGACTGGGTAGACCTACCACGTCCTATTCAAGATTACATAGTTGCTAGAGCTGCATGTTTTACAGTCAGCAGAATTGTTGGAGATGCAAACCTATACAAGATGTGTCAAGAAAAAGAAGCATACATGAGAGCTATGGCTCTTGAGTATGAATGTAATCAAGGTGAGTTTACTTTCTTTGGACATCCAAAAGATGGAAACTTCTACACCAGTTATGAACCTCATCACGCCTTACACAGATAATGCCTAATGTCACACAAACAGTTACTAACTATTTAGGCGGTGTATCTCGTCAACCAGATACAAAGAAATTACCGGGACAAGTTGTTGATGCTATCAACGCTTATCCTGACCCTACTTTTGGTTTAACTAAAAGACCCGGATTTAAATTTCTTAAAAATTTGGGAAGCGAAAATATATATGCCAATGCTAAATGGTTTTACATACACCGAGATGGAGATGAAAAATATATAGGTTGTATTAAAGGTACAGCTATTTATATATGGAATGCTGCATCAGGTGTACAAGCAACAGTTACATACACAAGCAATGCTAATACCAGTTACTTAACAGGGACTACTGCAAATGACTATGACGTATTAACTGTACAAGACACCACTTTAATTACAAATAAAACTAAAACTGTTACTACACAGGCTGCACCATCTTTTACAGCTAACAAATTAGGAACAGTCAGACTACGTGCCGTTACTGTAGCTACAACTTATAGCGTTACAGTTAATGGTTCTACAGTTACTTATACAACACCTAACGATTCAGCAGATGCTGATACTATTCTTACTAGTTTAAAAAACAGTATTGATGGATTAAGTATATCTGGATTAACAGTTACTAGATTAGATACAACACTTGAACTTAGTAGAACAAGTGCATTCACTTTGTCAGGTAAAGGTGGTGTAGATAATGAAAGACTAGATACTTTTCAAAATCAAGTAGCTAACGTTACTCAATTACCAGATAGATCTTTACACCACAGAGTAGTAAAAGTTTTAAATACAGCTAGTGATGATGATACATACTACGCCAGATTTATAGCTGACAATAGTACATCAGGTGTAGGTTACTGGGAAGAATTTATAGCTCCAGATGTATCTCCGGGGTTGACTGCATCAACTATGCCACACGAGCTAGTTAATACAGGTACTAATGCATTTACATTAAGAGAAGCTACATATACTGCACGTCTAGTTGGTGATGATACAACTAACTCACACCCAAGTTTTGTAGGTAAAAAGATACAACAGGCTTTTTTTCATAGCAGTCGTCTTGGTTTTTTAGTTGACGATAATGTTTCTCTTAGCCAAGCTAACGAGTTCTTTAACTTCTATCATGTATCTGCCAGAACACAGATAGCTTCTGATCCAGTTGATCTTAGTTGTTCTAGTATTAGACCAACACTTTTAACAGGTGTCTTACCAACTGCACAGGGTTTGATCTTATTTAGTAAGAACCAGCAGTTTTTAATGTTTGCACCTAATGGTTTATTTACACCTACTACAACTATTATTCGTGGTATCTCAAACTATGAGATGGATATCAATATAGATCCTGTAGACAATGGAAGCAATATAAACTTTGTTAGTAAGACTCCCGGCTACACACGTATTTATCAGA